CCGAGGCCAGGTTGCGGCAGATCAGTGGAGCTGATCCGCTTCCGCTGCCAGTTCGGCCAGCAGAGCTTCTGCCCATTCCAGATGGCGCTGAGTTGGAGCAGCTGCAGCTTCCCTGGCTTCAAGCTCAATGACCCGGCCGAGAGCCTGCCGCAGCAGGTGGTCCATGGTGGTCAGATGAACCAGCGCCGAATCGAGCCGGGCTTCGAGGTCGTGCCGGTGCAACTTCGGGATGGCGCGCCGGGCCGCCTCCAGATCAAGCTGCCTGGCCAGACTGAGCTCCGGGTTCAACCACCAGTCGTCTTCCATGAACGCAGCAGCAGCTCAGCCTTCCCAGTCTGACGATCCCGCCCTGGTGGTCAGCGTGGATGAGCTGGGTGGCTGCTGCTGGGAGCTGTGCAGCGCTGCTGGCTGCCTGCGGGACCGGAGCCGGCTGGAATTGATGCGCAGGTGGTCAGTCCGTGAAAACCGGGAACGACCCGACGAATCCCAGATGGCTGTGTAGGAACCGCATCCCCTGCTGGGGGCGCTCGGGCCTGTAGCCCTGGCGATGCCCATAGGGGGCGCACCCCGGGAGGCTGCCGTTGCCGGTGGCCCTACCAAAGCTCAGGGTGTGGAAGTGGCCGTGGAAGGTGTTATCGGCTGGGATGCTCTGGTCGAGGTTCTTAACGTGCTTGTCCACGTTCCACAGCGGGCCAGCGGCGCCACCGTTGTATTTGACGGAATCACCGTGAAAGAACCTGATTCGCTTGTCGTATAAATCGAGGTAAAGACAGTCGGCATCAGCGATCTGCCACACCAGGCGGGGCTGGTCCCTGTAGTGCCTTCTGAGGTTGTGATACATCAAATGGGCAAAGCTGTTCTCCGTAGCGTTGCTCTGTTGCTTCTTGGTCGTCCTGTCATGGTTGCCCACATTGCAGGGCACCATGATCCGCTCTAGATCAGAGTGGGCCAGCAGGTAATCAAATCCGCGCACCAGGGCCAACTGACACCGCACGATCTGCTGCGTGGTGGTGAGGGTTTGATTCTGCACGGCGTCGTTGTGCAGCTCCCCCTCGATCATGTCGCCGCCGAGCCATACGACCCCCTCGCGGATGGTCATGGTGTTGCGCTGACCGTTGACGATCTTGAGAAAATTACGAAACACCGCATCAAGCCGGTCGTCAAAGATGTCCGGGTTAAACTCGTTGAGTTCGTTGACCGCTGATGGCTTGACCACCATGCCGCAGTGAATATCGCTAATCATCAGGATTGGTGCCGCTTCCTCCTTCTCGGGATCTTCAGGCAGCTCGATGGTTCCCTGATCAAAGATGTCCCTGATCTCTAAGGCCACCGTGAGGGCGTCCTGCACCGTTTCCAGCTTGGCTAGGGCTCGCTCTGCTGAGGCCTTGGCATCCCTGACCTCAGCCCTGAGTCTGCGGGCATCGAGCTGCAGCACCAGCAGATCCTCTGAGGTATCGCTGCGCTTGCCGTTAGGGCACATGCCCGGTTGACAGAAGGGGCGGCGCTTCTCCCCCTCGGTGACCCACTCAATCGCGCTTTCCTCTATCCATGCTCGACAGGCGGAGTTGCGCCTGCATTGGAACGTGCGCTCAGCCATGGTTTTAGGCCAGCTTCTGCAGCCAGACCCGAGCGCCCACGCTGATGGACCGCTCCAGCATCGCGACCACCTTGTGGGCGGTGCGTTGCGGCAGGTTCAGGGCCACCTCACGCAGCACCTGGCGGGTGGCCTCCTCATCCCGAGCGCCGACCGTGGCGTGGAGGGTGAGAAATGCCCGTAGATCAAGGGGCATGGCACGGTGTTGCGTTTCCTTAGCTTGCCGGTTGCCTTAGGTAATCGCAGTGGCTTAGGATACGAGGGCCGGAGGGTTCCCCGTACACGGTGGGACCGATGTCAACTCCGGCACCCATTGACCACCACCGATGCTGACCCACGCCTCTGAGATCTGGGAGCGCTACCCCAACGGGGCCAGCGTCTACGACCAGCAAGGAAGGCACATAAGGGCGGTCATGGGCTGCAACCTTGAGACAGGGGAAGTGATCAGGTACGACGCCAAGACCAGGCAGGAACGCCACGGCTTCTGGCCCGCCCCGCTGACGATCGAGCCCCGGCAATGGCTCCACATCGGGTTTGGCTGGGGCTAGCGACTACCTGTGAGCAGCAGCCGCAGGGCTGAGCGCAAGGCAAGCAGTATCCTTTGCAAAATGCACACCTTGTAGATGGGTGTGCTTTCTGGCTTGCTTGGCAAGGGCTTCACTACCGGTGCACTCTCACCCTTTGCTTTGAACTCTGATGATTTCCTACCTTGCCAGTTGATGCCCATCTCCGGGTGACTTTCGAGGTGGATTACGACAATCTCAGGCAGCAGCTCTCGTTTTGCTCGCGGCCACTTTTTACAGTGCAGAACATCTGTGCGATCAGCTAGCCCATGTTGATCTGGGTAGCGGAAAACCTGTGAGGCCCTGGGGTTCCATAGCTGAAAGTACCCTATCGGCTCGTATCCGCCGTGCGGGGTTTTGTATTCCGCGATTCTGACGCCGACAGGAAAGCGGTTGAGGTGAATGTAGATCCAGGCTTCTTGTATGCAGGCAGGGGCTTCTTTGTATTTCGTCCATTCGCTATGGCTAGGGCACATCAGCCGATCCGCACCGTATATCTTGCCCTGATCAAGCGGCAGGCCTTCCAGGATCGAGCGGGTCAGTGGTGGTAGGTAGATGTCGGCATCCAGGTGCACGACCCAACCATCTAGATCAAGTTCCTTTAGGCCTGCGTTGATACCCTTACCTTTATTGAACAGGTCTCCGTTTTCGTAAAAAACATCGGTCTGTACGCATTGAACGTTGTAATACTCGCAAAGGTTCTTGGTTTTGTAGTCCTTGGTGTCTGTAACAACGACCAGTTTATTAAACTTACTGCAGGTGCTGGGCAGGGTATGAGCTAAGAAGTCGGAATAATTGACGCAGATAATTACAGCTTCTAATTTCACTGGAGGTTTTTCACCTGTGGTTCTCCACAGGTTTCCGATTCGCTCCTAAGCCATTGCCCGATTGACGGCCAACTGCCCCACCGCCTCGCTGAAGGTACGCCCGTCCCTTGGGGCATCGAGTGGCGTTGAGGGGCTGACGCTGGCTTTGCGATCGGGGAACAGGTATCGCTCGCTGGCGGTAGGGGCCGTCAGGGCTCGCTGCAGCAAGCTCCGCGCACGGTCCTCGCTGATCCCTTCCGCCTTGGCCAGGGCCTTGACGCCTGCTGCTTGCTCCTCCCGCCAAAACTCGTTGTCGAGCATGGTGTCCCGAATTACCGGGTCGCTCTCCAGCACGTCATCGGTATTGACCGGAACCGGTGTGCAGCGGCATTGCGGGTGGGCAGGGATCACCACCTGATCCGCCGGGAAGATTTGGCCATGGCGACTGAGGCACCACCGGCAGGCTCGCTCATCGGTAGCAGCGACCCAGCGGATGAAGGCAAAGCCTTCTTTGAGGTTGTGGTCAATCGCCCCTTTGACATAGGCATTGGCCAGCTCACTGCGGGCGATCACCTCAGCCCGCTGCCGGAGCCCCATACGGGCCGTCTTGCCCCCTACATCGGTTGTGCCCTCCAGGGCCCCAACGATCTGCCGCTCTAACCGCTTAGAGCCCCAACCACGGGCAACCCCCTCGCTGGCGATCTGAGCGATCTGATCACGGAACCGGGCGGCTTCGCCCTCCATGAAGGCGGTAGCAGTTTGGGTCGCTGCACGGATCGCCAGCGGGTTGGCCCCAGCGAACTGGGCACCAGCACCGGTCACGATAGTTTGCAGGGAGGCAGCAGCCTCCCCGCCAACGGCCAAAGCCTCGACCAGATCGGTGGTGAAGCGGCGCTGCCAGGCTGCAATCTCCTCAGGCGGCAGGAACTGCTGAGCATCACGCAAGATGGCCCGGTATTTGGCAGTGGCTTCTGCTGAGCTATAGGCACCTGGGGCGCGAATGGTGTTGCCCTCGGGGTCTAAAGCGGATGGACCTACGGCGTTGAGGTAGGCGGCGTAGTGGCGCTTTAGGTCGCCTAAGACGCGATCTAGGGCGGTGCGGAGCATGGCGGTGGTGTTGGCCACCATCCGCCCCTCCAGCTCATCGAGGATGGCGGCGTAGGAGTCCACGCTGCTGATGATGCGGTCGCCCTGGGCCATGGGTTAGCGGGCGGTTACTTGCCCAGCTCCTCCTCATCTTCATCGGAATCCTCGTCGAAGCTGGCAAGTACCAGTTCCTGCTTAGCAAGCTCAAGCACACCGATCACCTCAAAGAGGCTGCACAGGGATTCGGAGAGGGCGGTGCTGATCGCTTCGTAAAGCTGTTCCGCTGGAGTCATGGTCCCTTGGTGGGTAACGGCTTAGCTTTCCTGCGTTGTCGGCTGCGCCTGATCCGGCGGGGTGCTCACATCCACCGGGTTGGTGGTGTCGTTGCGCCCTGGTGTTGGGGCTCCGAGCATGGGGCGCTCAGCACGGATCCGGGCCATCTCATCTTCCACGCTGCTGGTGGCCCGGTTGAAGCCACCACGCTGCAGCTCCTCCACCGCGCTCTCCTGGCTAATCAACTCGACTCCACCGGCTAGGGCCTGCAGTTGCGCGGCTGATTGGGCATCGAGGGGCTGGTCGTAGGCGTTTTCATCCATAGTGAGGCCAGCGCCCACCGCCAGCTCCTCCCCGGTGTAAAGGCACCAGATCGCCAGGATGGACTGCATCACCGACCGCTTGCGCTCGCCCATTGCCTTAATGGACACCTGGGTTCGACCGCCCTCTAGCTGAGCCTGGGTGGCGGTCTTGGTCATCTTGCTGTCACCGCTGAGGAAGCCCAGCAGTTGCTGATTGATTAGCGCCTCCACCGCTTCAATCTGGCTGCGCTGCTCAGCCAGGGAGGTAGCTGAGGGCTCCGCAAAGTGGAAGTCACCGTCCTTGTCCACATCAATGGCCGTGTTGGGCCCGATCACCAGGGGCGTAGCCGCCTGGCCAGGCATTGGCGGCGGGGCACCTTTGCGCACCGGCACCGGCATAGCGCATTTGTGAGTCTTCTCCTTCAGGTCCGACCGCATCTGGAAGTGCTCGATGCAGTGCATCACTACCTGCCGCAAAGGCGGCCCACCCCTCCCGAAGCCCGCCTTCTCAGCTGGATACCAAACCACCGGGCAGACGGCCAGCGGCTGCTGCTTGGCATCGAGGTACTGGCCCTCATCCACCACCTCTAGGGTCAGGCTGCTATCGGCCTTCTTGGTGAGCTTGTAAAGCGTCCACTTCCCTGGCTCGATCACCCGGTATCGCTCCTCGTACTGCACCCCAAAGTCCCCATCGGGATCATCCACCTCGGCCCATTCCAGGAAGGTGCAGCGGCTCACCACCTCCACCGAATCCACGATGGTGGTGCGCCAGTTCAGGCAGGTAGCGCGGGTTCGGTTTACCAAATACGGGCGCCGCTTCAATGCCGCTTCATTGGCGCCGTCAGTGGGCTGGCCATCAGGCATCTCCACCAGGATCGGCACCCCGCCATCCCGTAGGCACAGCGCATCGACGGTCAACCAAAAGGCATGCAGGCTGTTGCCCTCTAGGTCTACGTTGTCTTGGGCTCTTTCAAAGCTGGCTGGTGGTTCGATCAGGTCACTGCGCGAGAGCACCCCAGCAAAGGCCTCAATGCCCGCCTTAAAGAAATCGGAGAACACAGCGCGACCCAGGCGCCCCTCATAGGCGGTCGCTGGTTCGGCTGGCTCCTTCGGCAGGTATTTGCGCTTCGTTTCCTCGTCCTTAAGGCAATACCACGCATCAAAAGCTCGCTCTAAATCCTGGCTGTGTTCCTGCAGGATCGGATGCCGAAAGCTCGGCAGTTTCGGGTCGGTTCCAGGATGATCAGATCGCACCGCTGCCCGTACTCTCAGCCTCGCACCGGAGCTTTCCGCCTTAGAGCTTCACCGCCCTGGGATTGGGCTTGCGGCGGGCGAACAGCGATGGCTGCACCACCTCGACCGGTGCGGGCCTGGGCTGACGGGGGCGGCGCTCACGGGGCACCGGGGCGGCAGTGGCAACGTCGAGCCCTAGGAGCCCTTGGCGGAACTGCTCCAGAGTGCGGCCCCGCAGTTGCGCCTTCAGGCGGTTGTGGAATTGAATCATCGGGCCGGAGGGGTAGGGCCTCTTGAACGGATCGGCTGCCCATCGCTCTAGGAGGCCACGGTCAGCGGGGCGCAGGTTGGTGAAGGCCGCTTCACTGAGGCTGTAGAGGGCCGGGGCAAGGGCTGCCTCTGTGGCCTGCGGCTGGTGTTGGCTGAACAGGGTCAGCTCGTCTTCCAGCTCAATGGTGCCGACCATGCCGCCCATCATCTCCACGATCTCCTGCTGCTCAAACATCGGCAGGGCCGTTGCAACTTGGGCCAGGGTCTGACCCTCAGCCAGGAGGCGCCGCACCTTGGGGTAATACTCACGCCACTTAGCGGGCATCTTCACGTCGTAGCCGTGGTCCCGAATGTGATGCTTGATGGCCCCGTCAATGAACATGCACACGCAGGTCGAAAGCGCATAGGGGCGATTAGTGCCAGGGTTGATCCGCTCGGGGTCATAGCGGCGGCACCCGTTGATCAGCCCTTCTAGGGCAGGGCCGATGAAGTCTTCAAAGGGGCGGGAACAGCGCCGCGACCACTTAGCAGCGGCTGCCTCTGCTAGGCCCTGATTCTCGACAATTAGACGCTCAGATAGCTCGGTGCGGGAGGGGGAGCCTGGCTTGGTCGGTTGCTCTAGCGGTGCCGCCGTACGGGCCCGCTTGCGCTGTGGCGTGGTGATGGTGGTCATCGGAAGCCGGGGATAGCGGATCGCCGCCGGGGTGGTGGGGGCTCCGGCTGCTGCAGTGCGTTGGAGCTGTGCCCGTAGGTGGCGGTGGTGACCCGCATCGGGCCGGTGCCAGCCACGTAGTTCACCGCCTGGGTCACGGAGTCGGCCAGGTCGTCATGCCCGTCATCCCGCACCCCCAGTGATAGGAGCTGCTCTTCCAGCATTCTCAACCAGGGTGCTTCTCGTGGATGCAGGATCAGGCCCTGTTCGTAGTTCGGTGCTGCTGCATTACCACGGGCCGTCTTGCCGCCAATGGGGTTGCACTCCCGGATGATGAACCCGGCTGCTTCTCGTTTGAGCTTATCGATGATGGCGCTGCCATTGGCCCGGTCCTCAACGATCAGCTCGCCAAACTGCCAGCGGTCCCAGAGGCTGCGAATCAGAGCGAGGGTGTCCACAAAGCCGATCTTCTGATTGGCAGCGGCCAGGAGGTACATCCGGCCGTTGTGGCAGCCCCAGACCGTGATTGCCACGTAGTCGTTCTTTTTGCCTTCCTTGAAGTTGGCATCCACGCTGGCCAAGATCCTCTGAAAGCCCCTGATCGGTAGATCCTCGGGCCCGTAGTAGCTGAACCACTCACGGCGGAAGATGGCGCGGCCACGCAGATCGATGATCTCGGCACCGTATTCCTGCGCGAACAGATCCGGCCCGAGGGTGCGGCGGGCTGCCTCGATCTCGGACTCCGCAACCCGGCCACCATCAGCGGTGGTGAAGCGGAACCCGCTGCCTTCAGGATCGTCGCCGCTTTCGGCTGCCTTGAGGGCATCGGTAAACCAATTCTCACCGGCTGGGGTGGTGATGAACCAGGCCGGTCCCCGCTGATCGGAGAGGGCAGGGCGGAGCACCATCGTCCAGGCGTCCTGGCGCACGTAGGCGGCTTCGTCGATTACGCAGCCGGAGAGGCTGACACCACGCAGGCGGTCGGGGTCTTCTGCGCCCTTGAGGAAGATCCTGGCGCCGTTGATCAGCTCGATGGATAGCTCCCCTTCGTTCTTGGTAGCTAGTGCCTCCTGAGGCGTCATCCGCTTCAGGTCTACCCAGGCGATCTGCTTCGCCATGCGGTAAGTGGCGGTCACGTAGTAGAACAACCCACCAGGCTTGTCCATTGCCCAGGTGAGCAGGCGGGTGATGCTTAGGTAGGTCTTCCCAAAGCGCCGACCAGCCATGAGGTACTTGAAGCGGGCATCGTCGTCGTAGACGCTGCGCTGGGGATCGCTGAGGGTGTCGTAGAGGCTGGCGCCGATCTGGCTGAGGTCTGTGGTGCAGGAAAGCGCAGCATCACACTCCAGCTCCAGCAGGGCGAGGCGTGAACAGGGGTCAGGGGCGCGGATGGGGGTCATGCTCCTACCTCTGGTAAGTCCTTAAGGACAGACGTAATTGCCCATTCGATTGAGGAAATTTTAGTTTCAGGACCCTTACCGGTTTGCGAAAGATGAATTGCCGTCTTTCTAAGTTGCTCTCTCACCTGACGAGCTATTGCATTATTGTCGACGCTAGATGCATCTTTGCCCTGAAGTGCATCCGTAATTGCTTGCATAAGAGGCCAATAGCGGCCTAGCCCCAAGCCGGACATAGGATTTTGTTGTTTTCCAATCCAGCTCCAGAAGAACTCTGGATCTGGTGTGTCTGGCATTAAATCGTGGCAGTAGCGGCACAAAGGGACAATGTTTGAAGCATCAGGTTCTCCCCCTATTGACTTTGCAACAATATGGCAACGCTGCAATTTCTTGCCTTTGTTGGATCCGCAGCACCAGCATCTTTCCCACTCTTCCAATGAATCAGTCCATTCAATGGCGCAGCGGTCGTCGAGGATTCTTTCTTTATGCGCCTTCCAACAAGCAGCGATCCATGAGGGTGCTTTTGTGCTGGCTTCCAACACTACTTTGGTTTGCAGGCAATCGCTGAGGCAGAGGCAGAGCTGCGTGCTTGTCATCCCACCGGCCCCACGCGATACACCGCCCAATAGGCGCCGGGCCCTGGGTGGTCCGTAGCCTCCAGCAACTGGTGCTCACGCAATGCTGCAATCCGCCTGCTCACGGTGGACTGCGAACACTGCCACCGGGTCATCATCTCGGCGGTGGTGATCTCCGGGACAACCCCAGCCGCGATGCGCAAGCCAAGCCATTCAGCTAGCTCCAGGCAATCAAGCAGGGTGCTTTCACTCACATAGGGCCGTCGTACCAGCAGGGTGCGGACAAGATCGTTCACGGCTCCCCCTCCCCAGCAGTCGCCCCCAGGCCACGGGCCTGGATCTGCAGCAGCACCCGGCGCTCGTCATCAGGCGCCAGGCCAGCAGCAGTGATGGCATCGATGACGGTGGCAATCGTCTTGCGCTCGGTGCGGCGCTCGGCGGCAGCGTCAGAGAAGAAATCCCTCAGCCTGGGGTGATGGGTCAGCAGCCAGGTTGCAGCCCATGGGTTGCCACCATCGGCCTGCACCTTCAGGCCTTTCATCAAGGTGCGGCAGTATTCCGCGTCAGCAAGAAAGATGGCTTCGCGAAACTGGTGATGGAGACTTCCCTCCTCTGTTTCGCCTGCGTCTTTTATCCATTTGCTGCAGGTGGACCGATGAACCCCCAGTAAGGGGGCGATCATGCCAACGGGCAGGCCATCCGCTGCGTGCTGCTTGGCTGCTTGCACCAGTTCGGTGGTGAGCTTGGTTGGGCGTCCACCGGCTGACACAGGCTGTAGCAATGCTGCGGTCCCCGCAAGTCTAAGCCATTGCTGCCGTTTGGGAAGCGCAACAGTTACCCACGCGACGGGGTGACGGTGGTGTCCGAGTTGTAGCGCCCTGTCACTGCATAGGAGGCCAGTGGGCGGGCATCCATGGTGAGGAACTTCATCTGCCCGATCTTCAGCCCAGGCCACAGGCCAACCCAGTGCAGCTGCCGGACGTTTTTCAGCTCCAGGGTAAGCTTTGAGCCATGCCAGCCGGGATCGCAGTAGCCAGCGAGCAGGTGCTGTAGTCCTTCGCGGGCGCGGCTCGACTTCAGCACGAACTGCCCCGCAAGGTGGTTGGGCAGGTTGAAGGTCTCCTGCGTCTCTGCGAGCACGAACTGCCCCGGCACCAGGCGGTAGGGGTCGTCGGCGGTGTGGTGGGCCATGCAATAGGGCACAAGGCCAGGCCCCTCGCTGGACTCGATCAGGATGTTCGAGCCCAGACGAAGGTCCAGGCTTGCGGGGTTGACCAGGGCGGGGTCAAAGGGGGTGACCATGCCGGTTTCGCATAGGGCACGGATCTGAAAGTCGGCGAGGATCATCGGGGTTTGTAAATGGTGCGGGCTTGGTGCTGGGCGATCTGGCGGAGGTCGGTCCAGAAGGGTGCTTCGTGATCGGCGGGGAGGATCAGGGCCTCGGGGATGCCGGTGGTGTTGCGCACATTGAGGATGCGGAGGCCCCAGCCGGGGCACCTGGGGGTGGTCATGGCTTCTCCAGCTCGGCGGCGATGGAAAGCAGCCGAAAGCGCGTTATGCGCTGCCGATCTTCCAGGCCGCGCACGTAATCATTGGCCGGCGTGCCGCAATTAGGCGGCTCCGGCACCACCTGATCCGCAGCAGCGCGGAGGGCGGCGGCAAGGGGTTGACGCATGTCTTCCAATAGCCCTTGGGCCTCGTAGGCGTCGTTCCAGGCGTCCCAGATTGCCTGCGCGGCGAGGGAGAGGCGGGTGGTCATCGGTCGGCCTCCAGTTTCAGCACGGCATCAATCAGCCGGCCTGCAAGCTCTACTGGCGTCATACCTGAATAACCGTCATAA